CAAGCAACAAATTAAAAAGCAGTTCGGTACATACTTGTCACCAGCGATGGTTGAGAAGCTACAAGAAAACCCAGATCTGCTACAACTAGGTGGCGAATCACGCGAACTGTCAATTATGTTTACTGACGTTCGTGGCTTTACAACTATTTCAGAACACTACGGAAAAGACGTACAGGGTCTGACTAAAATTATGAATCGTTACATGACTGCGATGACACAGAAGATTATTGAGAACGAGGGTACGCTAGACAAATACATTGGCGACGCTCAGATGGCTTTTTGGAATGCTCCTCTTGATGATGCCCAACACGCGAAGAATGCTTTGCGTACAGGTTTAGCTATGCTAGGTGACCTGGAGAAATTTAATGAAGAAATATCCAAAGAAGGGATTCCTGCGTTTGGTATGGGACTTGGCATTAACACTGATGTTGTTGTTGTGGGTAATATGGGGTCTGTTCAGCGTTTCGATTATACTTGCTTGGGCGACGGTGTCAACTTGGCTGCAAGATTAGAAGGACAAAGTAAGTCCTATGGTGTTAAGTTAATCATTGGTCCAAAAACTGCTGAATATGTTGAAGACGAGTTCCCGATTATTGAGCTGGACTACATTGCGGTAAAAGGAAAGACAGAGGGTGTACATATTTTCACCGTTGTTCCTGATGACAAAGCTGGAATCAATAAACACAAATTGTTCTTGGAGTATTATTACAACCAAGAGTTCAAACTTGCGATCGCGACAGCCGAACAATTAAAGTTCCATTTTGATGGAAAGATGGCTGAATACTATGATATCATGATTGAGCGAATTAGCGGAATGAAGCGAAAAGATGGCTGGGACGGTATTTACCGAGCGACTTCCAAATAATACGCTAAGTCGTTGATTTTTAAGACCCTTATAAGTCGTTGATTTATAAGGGTTTTTTATACCTTGTTAAGTCGTTGATTTATAAAGGTTTTATTATTTTACTTCTCGGTTTATAGGAGTATAATAATTGTATGGAAGGAGAATACTATGTTTGACCGTATGCCATTGATTTCCTCGGAAGTCGAGGTAACAACTAGTTTCAAGGAATCTTATCTGTTCTCGGATAACGAGTTCCGATTCACGACTTATCGCGGAAAGGTTATCAATCCGCCATATCCGATTAGCAACACAGAGTTTGCTCTCGCAGACAAATCCATGCCATTCGGTCATCGCATCATTAATCTGCGTCATGTCTTTGACCTGAAAATGATTAAAGGTGCAACGAAGCCTGTCGTTCAACAAACCAAGATCGTACACATTGAAGTTCCAGGAAGCAAAGGAAACACATATCACGTCACTAACGAAAGTGGTCGATGGACGTGCACCTGTGCTGGATTTCAATTTCGCCGTCAATGCAAGCATACGCAAAATGCCAGCGTTGTATAATTTTACTTTCAACCAAAACCGTAGTATAATAGTTCTAAAGGATATTTATGGCTCAGCCAGAAAAGAAACGCAAACCGCGTAAACAATATGATGCCGTTGGTGGCGAACCTGTAATCCATAACCCAGAGGGTGTGGAATTTGTTCGTGCACTCAACTGGTTTAACAATCAGTGGACTCCTGACAATGCCAAGAAGTGGCTTGTAGGATACATGACTAAGAACAAGTACAGCAAAGATGACATTTCTGCTGTGTCTGGTAAGGTCCGGAAAATAATTCCGACCACCGCATCTCTCGCGCGTCTATACACGAACGGATCCACTATCGATCCGAAGTATCACGCGACCATCAAACAAAGTATTGATACTGTCCTAGATTCCAAGCGTCCGGAACTTGACGAAGACGGTAATCCCATCATCGTAAACAAAGTTGTCAAGCCGAAAGCTGTTCCTAGCGAAATGCTTGAATTCATGGACGATCTCATCGCGCGCTCGCTCGCGGGAGAGAAGATTAAAGTCGACTTCTATAAGACGTTGATGGCTATGAAAGCAACTAAGTTCCACCTAGACGAACTGTCGTCTGAGTATTCTTTATTGCTAGAAGAACTTAACGAACTGACCGATAAGGAAGACGAGCAACTTCTCGAGGGCTACAATCACGTCAGCTGGAAAGCAGTCAAGCAAACTATTGAACTGCTGACTGACATGAATACTCAATTCAAACAGATTAAAGCTGTTACGAAATCTGCTGCTCGCAAACCACGCGCCAAGAAACCACCGAAAGTCGAAAAGATTATCGGAAAGTTGAAGTATCAGAAAGAGAACGCAGAGTTCCGCGTCGCTTCTATCGACCCAGCTAAACTGCTTGGTGCCAAGTATCTGGTCGCGTTCAATACTAAGACGCGCGATCTTTCCCTATACTATGCGCTCGAGGGTGGCTTCTCGGTCAAAGGTACTAGTATTATCAACTTTGACGGAACCAAATCCCTTATCAAGAAGCTTCGTAAACCGCTTGACATCCTTCCGCTCATCGATACTCGTATCAACGCTGAACGTCAATTCAAGCAGTTGAAAACTGAAGGACGTGCTGCCAACGGTCGCATGAATGATACCACTATTCTTTACAAGGTATGGTAATGAAAGGAATTATCTTTTTGTTTATTATAATGATTGCTTTAATGATTATTTCTTCCTTGCCATTCATAATCGGATTTATATTGGGGTTTCTAAGTGCGTAAACAATACTGGACGGTACAAATCTTTTATCACAAGCGACCACGCCAAGGTCATTGCTTAGAACTAGACTATAATGATAAAACAACTGCTATTCAACACGCTGTCAGCTGGCGCGAGCTGGGTTATACAGTAAAGATAAATGCTGGCACCGATCTACCGCTATCTTTCCGCGATCCGCGCGATGAAATGATCGACGAGATCGAAGAACCAGTCGTGCCAATGAAGCGAGGAAGAAAGGCGAAATACCTATGAGTGACAATAATGTAATTGATGTTTCGGATCGCTTCAAAGCAATCCAAGAAGAGAACGACACGAGTAAGAAAGTGGCTGATTTGGTAGACCAGTTCGCAAACGCATACGGTGAAGTCACCGACATTGCTGATCTTGCGCTCGAAGCTGCATGGGTTATTTTGGTAAATCGTGGTATCAAACCGCTAGATGTTAATGTAAAAGACTATGTCCTGTTCCGCGAAGCTATGTATTCTATGTTGCTTCGTCAACGAGGTATCGTACATCCTCTGCAAATAACTGCAGAAGATTTCCATGAAATGGTAGAATAAAATGTTTATTATTGATTTACAACAAGTGATGATTGCTAATCTGATGACTCAGCTTGGCTCTCATCAAAATGCCAAGCTAGATGAAGATCTGCTTCGCCACATGATTCTGAACGGATTGCGTAATATCCGTAAGAAGTTTGCAGCCGACTATGGTGAGATGGTTATCGCCTGTGACTCCAGCAGCTGGCGTCGTGGCGCGTTTCCATACTACAAAGCCAACCGTCGCAAGAGCCGTGATGCTTCTGATATGGACTGGACGACTGTGTTTGACACATTCGCTAAAGTCCGTGAGGAGTTGAAAGCATACTTTCCGTATCGTGTCATTCACGTAGATAACGCTGAAGCCGATGATGTTATCGGTGTCCTCGTACACAAGTTCGGTGTTGAGTTTGGTAATGCTGAAAAGATTATGATTGTCTCTGGTGACAAAGACTTCAAACAACTGCAATGCTATAATAACGTCGAGCAATACGATCCTACTCGCAAACGCATGTTGAGCTGTACGGATGCCGACGAGTTCCTGCGCGAGCATATTATCCGTGGCGATACCAGCGACGGAATTCCGAACATCCTGTCTAAGGATGACTGCCTTGTTACTGGTACGCGACAGGGTATCATCACCCAGAAGCGACTTGACTACTTTATGACTACTCCGTTCGAGCAGTTGAAAGACGAAGAGCAACGCAACTGGAAACGAAACGAGCTTTTGATTTCACTAAATAATATACCGAGTGAGATTAAGGATAGGATTATCCAAGAGTATGACTCGGAAGCAGGTAAAGATAGGAACCAACTGTTCAACTACTTTATCAAACACAAACTAAAGTTTTT